CCTCCTTTACAAGTTGAACCTGAGTCGCTCTGTCAAGCTTTACCTCTGCCGCTCTTTTTACCTTATTATTCTTGGCAAGTTCTATACCCATCTTGGAGTACTTTAGGTCAACCTGGTACATCAGATTATTCCAGTACTCATTATTCTTAGCCAGTTGAATATCTCTCAGGATATTATCCTCCATTTCTGACTTAATAATATCTGACTTGGCCTTCTGTTGGGCCTCCAGTCTTGCCAGTTCTTTCCGGTAGGCATCTTCTAAAGCCTGTTGCCTCTTCTTCCTTGCCTTTGCCTCATCTTCCGGATCGGGAGTGAATGCCCTTAGTTCCGGAATGCCTTGTTTTATTACTTGTCGAAATGCGTTTAATCTATTTTTCGCTCTTTCTATCAGTTCTTTATCTCCGGATTCCTGCGCTTTTTTTAACTTATACTCTGCGGCCCTTACTTCCCCTTCATATTCTTTAAGTACATTAACTCGTTCTGTGTTGTATTCTGCTTCAAGTTGTTTTCTTTTTTCAAGAGACTCTTTTGACTCATCTTTTGTTGTCTTATTATATTCCTTTTGAATTTTCTCTAATTCTTCAAATGAAACCTTTGTTCCCTCAAGAATACCATCATAGACATCCATAAGTTCATTCTGATATTCACGATATCCATCCAGAGTTTTGCCTGTGTTCCACCACTTTAAACTTGCATAATAAGTGGTTACATCTATGGCCTCCTGAACACCATCAACTACCTCTTTTAATGCCTCAATAATGTTTGATAATACAACACTATTACCAAGACTAAGCTTGAGTTCCTCCCATGCGTTCTGTAGTCTTGTAACATCTTTGCCAAGGGTTTCTACATATGCACCGGATTCGCCAAGTTCACCCAATGCCTTGGTAAATTCTGGAGCAAACTCAGATGACATCAATTCACCCTTTCGGAGCATCTCATCAAATTCGGCTCCGGATGCCTTCATTTTGCCCTGCAATCTACCTACCGCAATCTGTGCGGCCTCCATAGCAATTGGTAAACGCTCACCAATCTGATGATAAATTTCTTGGGCAGATACCTTATTTTTTGACATTAATTGCCCAAAACCAAAGAATACCAATGAAGCACTTTGTGCATCCAATTGAAGTGCGGCCATGGCTTCTGAAAGGCCCATAAACATTTCCCTCTGTTGTGCAACAGTATAACCTGATCTTCCGGCAGCGGCAGAGAAAGACCTGAAACCTTCGGCAGCGGCCTCCAGAGGAAGACCAAGTTCTTCAGACACCTTTGTAAGAAATCGGATATTCAAAGCCCCCACTTCTGCACTCTTTGAGGTAAACTCAATGGCCTTAAATAGACCCTGCATTTTTATGGTGGTATCTAATACTGATTTACCAAACTGATAGATTGCCTGTGCAGAAAATGCACCCACAATTAAAGACTGCAACCCACCAAGGCTATTTGTAAATGATGATACAGAAGACCTTGCATTATTTACACCCTGACTTATATTCTGGCCGGCCTGTTGCCCGGCTTGCCCGGTAGCATTGAGTTGAGCCTGTAATCTTTTAAGATCATTAAGCAACTGCCTGTCTTCCGCACTTAACCGGTCAAATAATTGGGTTGCATTTGCCAGATCCGTGGTATCAAGGGTATACTTGATCTTTATCTCATTATTACTTATGGTAGCCATTGCAAATCAGTTTTGGCAAAGGTAAATAAAAAAAACCCCTGCAATCGCAAGGGTTCTTTCCGTAACTACTGAATAAACACTTTACTTTCTCATGGAGGCTTTTGCCTTTGCGGCTTCTTTTCTTTTATCCGTTAACCATCGGTTGTAGATGATGTAGTATTCGTATACAGGTCTTTCGACCAGGAATTTATATCGTTGAGGATCTCCATCTGCGACTGAATATCCTTCATCAAATCGTTGTCGGTATCGTCCAACGATAAAATTGTAATAATATGTCTCAGGTCGTTTATCCTTGACATTGTTTCGGCTTGTAAATAAGTCGGAAAATTCTTGGCTAATTCTTGACCAGAGGGCATTAAGAGTATTTCCGGCAGTTTCAAAAAAAAACCCTGCACATCATTATGACTCATCCAATGCTTAATCTTTTCGGCATTGTAAGGATACTGATAATCAAGTGGGTTCTCCTGCTCATCAAAGTATAGTACCGTGGCAAGCTTCATTGTTCTGGTAAGACTGAAACTCATTTCAATCTGCTCCTTCAACCGGTGAGCCAGAACCCCTATCTCAAATATCTTCTTATCACCCTTCTTCTTCTCATCGGTGATTACACTTATCAATCCCTTTACCCATCCTTGTAACTGATCAGGATTAATCTGCCATAGTTCCTCAGTAAGGATATCTCTGGCCGCAATGGCCCTCTGAAATGGGATATTTACCTCAGAACAAAACTTGAAATAATTCTTTCCACCGGAGGTGAAGACATACTCAATCTGGTCCCACCTTTCCTTCGGTGCCACTCCATTATAAACCGGCTTACCATTTATTACTTTTGGAGTTTCATTAACACCTTTATTGTCAGGTAGTTTACTCCTAAACCAATTACGCATAGATAGAATGGAATGTTAAAGACAAACATGGCCGTAAACAAATACTGCCATGCACCGGAGCAAATAACGCACTCACCTATCGGTTTTGCAAGGCTTACCGGTAATCTCTGGATTAATGACAAGTATTGTCTGCCCAGAGGGTGATCCTCCAACAGATGGTCCAGAAACAAGGACAACATAGCGGACATCACCGCTATCAGCATCAGGGATAATAATACAACAACCCCTTCTACCCTTTCCACATGAAACATCATATTTATGCATAAATGTCTAATCCACAAATTTCTTGTCCTGTACCGTACTCCATATCCCACTCAATGCCCTGGACCTCCTCACCACCTACAGAAAACCAAACAACAGTATAATCCGAAGGGTCAATAAACTGAAGGGTATATGGCCCACCATAGGCATTTAGAAAAGCTTCTGGCATTTCCTCAAGCACATCTATCTGCACAATCCCATCCTCCACATTGTAAACCCCTGTAAAGTTATACCCATTGGGTTTCTTAATCTTAATCATTACCGTTTCACCGGTGTATTCATTGGGAACCTGAATATTAAACAATGCACAACAACCTATAATAGGTTCGCACACCACCCAGTTACTCTTGCAACAACTTGCCATTGAATTTTTGTATGTTGTATTCGCTTGCAATTTCATAAAAATTCCCGAATGAAAAATACCTCCATGCATCCAGAGCATGAGACTTATCAGGATTCTTCTGTTTCCATGTATCCAGGCTAATCCTCCGGTCCACCTTTGCCTCCTTAAAATCTGCTATCAAAGCAGAATTATCATTAGATCCAATCTGAATCTTGCACTTGCGAAATACCAATGTATCTACAATCCTTGTGTTTAGGTGACTTGGAGAAGCCCTCATAATCTGAAGGTTCATAGCCGGTAAGTTCATAAAGTTTGCAATCAATTGATATGCAGACATATTCGCAGTAGTAAATGCGGACCTTGCCTGTCCTGCCGGATCTCCATTGATCACATAACGCATACCTGGGAACTCAGACTTGATCTGATTACACAAGTCCCCAAGGTCTCCCATCCGGTAGGTCTTAATCACATTTATCGTACCATACCACTTATGACCATTGGCATTCTTGGAATACTGAATCACTAAGCAAGTATTGGTAATGTTAAAGTCAAAGCTTAGATACAATGGGTAATCCGGATGAGCCTTCAGGAATCCTTCTACCACATGAGTCTGTTGGTCAAAGTATTGTACATACAATGTCTCTCTGTCCCAGACTCCCCAGTTCCCATTGGCATAAACATCCCAATAAGTATAATCCACATCCTTCAAAGCTTCCATCCTGATCGGGTATTCCTTGTCCAGAAACCGGAGGGAATCCTTGTAGGTGGAATGCATAATCAGGATCTTATCCTTCTCTATGGCCGGTGGCTTATCAAAGAACCTTTCCTTAATCCAATGGCTATCACTTACCGGGTTGAAGGTTAGGAAAAATCTTTTCTGGTGCTTACTTACACCCCTGAGTCGCAGGGTTACCTGAATGAAATCCTCCTTACTCAATTCCGTGGCTTCCTCCACCCAGATATACTTAGCCTGTGCCAGAGACTTGAGTTTCTCAGGGTTATCAACTCCCATGAAAATAATCTTGTTACTCCGGCTCCGAAACTCAAAAATCCCATCAAATGCCTGAATCAAATCCCCCAGACCCCACTCATAGATTTTATTTTTAAAATCCATGTAAACTGAAGTCCGGATGGTGGCCGCAACCTTCCTGAGTACAACAAAAGTCTCATTCTCATTCTCACCATGATTCAATATTTCACTCAGGAAGAACTGAATCATAGTCTGAGACTTCCCAGACCCGGCACCACCATAGAGAATATTGT